ATGGCGCGCGCTGTTAAACAACTCAATAACAAATCCGTAGATAATGCCAAGCCGAAAGATAAACCTTATACGCTGACCGACGGTAATGGTTTATTTCTGTTGGTTATGCCTAGCGGCTCTAAAACATGGCAATTCAACTATTACCGACCAATCACTAAAAAAAGGGCTAAATTTAGTCTAGGTGCTTATCCTAGTGTGACGATTGCGCAAGCCCGTTCTATTCGTGAAGAATATCGTTCTTTATTGGCTCAAGATATCGATCCGCAAAGTCACCTCAAAGAGCAACAGGAAGAACAATCCGCCACCTTTTTAAGCGTGGCGAATCGTTGGAAAGAAAAACGACAAAAGGAAGTAGAGCCGCTTACTATGAAAAAGAATTGGGATAGGCTTGAAAAATATCTGTTTCCAATCATCGGGCATTATTCAGTAGATAAAATTACCTCACCGTTGCTGATTGATACGTTTAAACCGCTTAACGATAAAGGCTATAACGATACGCTTCATCGAATGTTTAACCTATCTAATCAGATTCTAAACTACGCCGTAACGATTGGATTAATCCCAGTAAATATTTGCCAGAAAGCGGCTGATGCGTATCACAAAGAAGCGCAAACGCATCACCCGGCAATAAAGCCGCAACAACTGCCTAAACTGTTATTTGATTTCAAAAACTCTAACCGTTCTTTCTTAACTAAGGTTTTGTTCCGTTGGCAACTTCTTTCAATGGTGCGACCGGCTGAGGCTGTTTCGGTTGAATGGTCTGAAATTGATTTTACTAAGAAACTTTGGACGATTCCGGCGATAAAAATGAAGAAAACAAAGCAAGGGCAATTTCCGCATATTGTCCCGCTTTCCTCGCAAATGTTGGCAATCTTGGAAGAATTAAAGCCGATAACCGGTGAAAAGAAATTTGTGTTTCCTCATCATCACTTACCGAATAAATCCATGAGTAAGGAAATAATTGCCAATTCACTACGGAAAATTGGTTACAAAGATATTCAAGATAGCCATGGTTTACGATCTATCGCAAGAACATATTTAGAAGAAAAGGCGGTTGATTTTAGATTATCTGAAAGCTGTCTTGCGCATAAAATAGGTGATTCTACCAGCCAAGCCTATAACCGTTACGATTATATAGAATTGCGCCGCCCGGTGATGCAACTTTGGGGCGATTATGTAGAACAATGTGAACGTTAAAAGTGATGTGCGTGGAAAATATTTAAAAAGTGCGTTCACTCGTTCACCCGTTTACTTTATTTTATTTTTCAAATACTTATAAGGTGAAGGCGAAATCGAAGTTATTCACCTAGGCATTCACCTTTTTAGATAAAAAAAGCGCGGTTTTTATGCCGCGCCTTTCACTATCTATTTGATTTTATGTACTCATTATAAAACTCGTCAAAGTCTTTAAAGTGTACGTTAGTGATATATCTTCCTTTTTCCGTACCGGAAGTTATCCGTTTGCGGGTGTAGGGGTATTTATTTTTATGTTGCGCCAATCCTTGTCTTAATGATTCGGTAAAGTTATTCAGTGTTAAAGCATTTTGAATATTATTGGCTTCGATAAATACCAAGTAAGCCGGGTAAAGGTGCGTTCTTGGAAGTCCGGTTTTCGCGTTGCCAATTCCTAGCCCGTTACTTTCTTGGGAGGTTAGGAAATAACTACAAAACACCGTTAAATGATCTGAGTTCATTTTGATTTCTAATGCTTCGGCGCTTTCCTGTTGTTGAATTAACGCTTTCTTTGCGTCTAACGGATTTTTAAAAGCCTGAATCAGTTTATAAATAATTCCTCCGGCTTCGGCTTCTATCTTATCCATTAAGTGCGGATCGCGTTTACTTTCCGGCACCACCTTATCAAAGTGAAAAATCACTCGGCGGCGTTCAATACCTCCGTTTCTTTCTGTGAAGCGTGTCGGCTCATTGTTGACGATTAGCACAATCGCGGGAATGACTGCTTTAAACTTGCTTTTGTGCTTCGGATCGATATTGACTAAATCCCCCGCACTAATGCTTTTTAGTCCGCCACCATCACCGCCATAGCGGGATTGTTCCGGGCATAGAATGAGCGTTTTATTCACAAAGTTTTCACGGCCGCGCGGTTCGTCTAAATCGACTAATCGACCGCTTTCCGTGTTTTGTTCGCCTGCTAACATTGTGGCAATTTGCGCAAATACCGATTTTCCGCTGCCACCATCGCCGGTTACTTCAAAGAATAATTGCCAGTTGTGGCGATTCGTTAAAATCGCGTAAAGTGCGCCCAAGATTGCTTGCTTTTTATCTTCCTTACCATCAGCAACAAAATTCAACCAATTATCAAAGTGCGGTGTATTTTCTTCCTGATTCGTGTAATCGTGAGGAATAAAAGAGGTTAGCCAGTTTTCCCGGCAATGTGGACTAAATTCCAAGGTCGAACGATTTAATACGCCGTTTTTAAAGGCTAATAGCTCTTTGGATTGCTCACCCATTTTGGCCGCTTGAATCTTCGCTGTATCAATCATTGAATCAATAGAACGGGCGCTATAAGTAAATTCCTGTTCATCGTAAAACTGAACGGCTTTAACCTCCAATTCCGATCTCGGTAGAATCTCCCAATTTGCGCCGGTGTAATGATAAAGCTCCTTATCTAAACTGTGTTGAGCAATATCTAGATCCAACCATTTTACGAATGCCCGGGCTTTTACGTTGGTGCCGTCCTTTTCTTTCAATTTCGGCGGCGGAGCAATTTTATCCGCAATTTCTACCACACTTTTATCCGTGCGTAGTCGTTGAATGTAACCACTTAGATTTTCCTTCATCTGCCCGGCGCCATCATATAAAACAACATGATCGGCTTTAGTATGCTTTGCTAAATTATGGCAAATACCGGTGATTTCTGTTTGCTCCAATTCACCACATTGAAAAATCATGATTGAGCGTTGTTCCGGGTCGGCTAGTCTGATTCCTGAAATATCTTCAAGCTGCTGTTCGGCAAGGATCACCGGCTTTTGTCTAGCGTCCATACCTTCCACCAACGAACACAATAATAACCATTCTTCGTCTTTTCCTTTGTTCCATGCTTGCCAAGCCTTACGCCCGGCAAGAATGATTAATGCGGAAAAAGGTTCTTTCGGCTGATCCGCTAAATGTGGTGCATTAATTAAGCGTGCCATGATTTACCCCCTCAACCGTACCGCTCTCAATTATATGAATACGCATGGCGACTGTTTTTTGAAAATAGGAAAACGCGCTTACCAAGGAATTCACTACACAATGTTTTAATAAACTATCTATCAGTTCATCATTGAATAATTCCGCCGCTACTTCTTCCGGATCGGGTGAAGGTGGCTTCGGTGCCATTGCTAATAAATGCTTATTGATAGCCAGTAGTTCATCATGAATGATTTTTAGCCCGTCTATATGTTCAGCGGGATAATCGTTAAACTGTTCAGCTAATGCCTGAATTGCTTCGGTGGTATAAGGAAAAGCTGAATTAAAGGATTCATCTTTGCGTTTTCCCATGTTCTGATAACTGGTTGAAATCGCGTTCAATTCAACGGCACTTAGTTTGGAATAATCCATTTTTTGATTGAGATCCATTATTCTGCTCCTTGTGTCTGTTTTTGTAACTCAATATGTTCAATGTGTAATCGTTCAATTTGTGTTACTACTTCGGAGAATTTAGAAATTAAATAGCCGTTTGCCTGATTGAAGTCCTTTAAAAGTGCGGTCTGTTCTTTTGGTAAATCGGCAGCTTTCGCCAATTCGTTAAATAACTTTCCGCCGCCTTTCAACCGTTCTACTAAATCCGCACATTCGCCACGCATTTTTAGTTTGTGATGGAAGTCGTCCGGGTAAACTTCAAGGCATTTACGGTTACTATCATGGATTAACTTAAATTGGCGACTGATTTGCGCATATTCCGCGTGTAATGGGTTAAATGAGAGTTTCTTTTTAGGCTCGCTATAGCTCTCTGATTGCGGATTTTTAACCCAACCAAAATTGGATTGGTTAACCGGCTCAATTTTGAGCTTGTTATTTGCTTTCATTTTTGCCCCCTTCTTCCCAAATTGTATTCACTGCGTTTTGAGTTCGCACAATCAGATCACGCACCGCCCAAAGTGAATCACTTACTGCCGTTTCCTTTATGTTGTTATCCACCATAAGCAAAATGGCTTCCGCTTGAGAAAGATTTTTTGTGATTTCGTCCATTGCGTCTAATTGCTTCATCATTCGCCCCCTTTCGTGAAATAAAAATCTACTTTTGAGGATTGCTCAGCTTGTTCTAAATAATCATCAATCACGGATAAAGCGGCTCGAATAACTTCCTCACTTGTATAAAAGCCGTCTAAATCCATGTCCGCCCCATCGTTCTGAATTAACGCCAAAATCGCTTTGGCTTTGCGAATAGAACTATGAACTTTGCCTGTCTCGGTCATTCGAATAGCGCAATGCGTAGGAATTTGATTAGCCATGAGCCACCTCCATAGAATCACGAGAGATCGCCGAAAAAGTGCGGTCGTTTTTCACGGTGTTTTGAAGATTGATACGACCGGCAAACACTAATACAAATTCTTTAGCCAGTTTTGCCTGGGCTTCTAATTCGGTATTAGCAGTTATTTTCAGTCGTTGGGGTTTGCTGTTTACATCAGCACGGCGGACTGCTACAAAAATAAATGTAGGTTTTGTATAATTACAGTTAGTCATTGTCTTACTCCGTTTTAGTAAGGTGGTGATTAGAACGCTCAAAAGAGGTGAGAGACTTTTGGGCGTTTGCTTTTTATGAGCTTTTTTGTTATGGTAATTACCATGTAATAGATAATAGTTTATGGTACGTACCATGTCAATAGATAAAAACGAAAAAAGATCACCACAATACCAAATGAGGTTAACGGAAGAATTCCGCCAGCAATTAGAGGAACAAGCTAAAATTGATGGTGATGCAACTTTAGCCACATGGATAAAAAGAATCTTGCGTAAGGAATTATCCTCGCGTGGCATTGAGCCGAAGGGATGATTTCTATATTGTGAATTATTTTCACATTGTTTATAATTTACATAAATTACATTCATGATTGAACTCCATGATATAAGCCCGCGCGCTAACGTGGGCTTTTGTTTTACTGTAATGTTTGATATTGCTCATCAAGATTAATAATCGGGTTTGAAGTCTCTAACGAGTAAATCAAATCTAAATCCTGTTTAGTCACTAATAGCGGAACTTCGCAAGTACTTTGTTTAATTGCTATGTCGGATAACAAAGCATCTAGTAATTCCGTGCCAACCTCATCACAAAAAGTATTGTTTTTATCCAAGTTAAATATTGAATAAAACAAATCAAATTCTTCTGAATAACTTATGATGAAATGCGGATAAACTAATTTCTGTGTGATAGTCAATGGAGCAGTTTTATATTCCCGCTCAAATTTTTCCTGAAGATTCATTGGATACCTCCTAATAAATTAATTGAATGTTGAATATTGCTTTCAGTGAAAAACGGCATATCTAAACAACGATTCCGTTTTTCTTGCTGATAGCGTAGTTTTTCATTGTAAAGGTTGGCGATTTTGCGTATCTGATCGCTATCTTTTACTGTGTATCGGGTGTAGTGTCTCCCTGCTTCTGAAAGCTCACGCACTCGATTTAATTCAATACAAAGGGAGCGCTCAATTTCGTTCACCTCATTACGAGCATTGAGAAAATGAACATTGAAATAACTTTCTTTCTCGCTGATGCCGGTTTGAGGATTGGAAATAAGCCCTCGTGCGATTGTCATTAATCTTGTCGCCATATTCCCTCCATTAAGAGCGTGCGGCTTTTTGTTCTTCAATCCATTGATTCACTTCTTCTAAGTCCCAACGGACAAAGTTTTGTGAAAAGCGGATCGGTTGTGGGAATTGTTTAGCTTTTACAAGCTCATTGAGTTTGGTGCGTCCAAAGCTTACGCGTTGGCAAACATCGGCACCGGTGATAAGTTTTTTAGATTGGGTTTGAGATTGGCTCATTTTCCTCTCCGTATTAGTTAAACTGCGTGGGGCTAACTGATAGCCCTGTTTGGTTGCGTAACGTTACGGGGAGGTAGTTTCTAGAAAAATTAAATAGACTTCATCGCAACAGAAAGGATATTTTCGGTTGCGAAAAAATAGGTTTGATTTTTAAGGAATTTTTAAAAGAAATAAGCACCTTAAGAGTGCTAGTGTATTATGGTTCTAGTCGCTTATTGGCGCTAGAAAAATATTCTTCAATGGTTCTTTTCTCTAAACCATACACTTTTCGATCACCTCTGATATAAAGAAGCTCATCAATAATTGCTCCTTGAGTCCACTTTCTATTTTTGGATTTCACAGCGTTTAATACTTCTCCTAGCAAATAAAGACAATTATCTAGATTTAAATTTGTTTCATTTTTTAACTTTAAGTTAAGAAAATCCATTAAATCTTCATGTAAGATACAAATATTATTTATTCCTAACTTTATTTTTTCTGGGGTTGAAGCTAATTTTATATGAATGCTAGAATCATTTGATACAAAATTTATAACCGGCGGCAATAAAAAAGAATTGTCTGGCAAATCATCTATATTAAAAAATAAGGTTTCTCTTGGAATTCTAAAATACCCTGAATATCTCACCAAGCTAAGATCTTTGAAAGAAATATTTTCTATTTTATCCATGACATTAACATTCTTATCGTTTATACAGAAAGAAATGTTTGTCATGTTGTGTTTATCATAAACATTTGTTCCATAGATAGTATCACCTGTTTTAAGTAATTTATCTTTAGAGTTTTTAATAGTTAAAAATGATTCTTCAGGGAAGACTTTAATTTCTTTATCTAAAAAGTCTATGTATTCTATTCTTTTTTTATTTCCTTCAATATGAATTGAAGCGGTTAAATCACCTTCTTTCATATAATTGAGTAATTTTCTTTCATCTAATAAAACATTATATTCGCTCTCTACATACTGAACAGCATCTTTTAATGCATATGCTTTTTGTGGTAGTACTTTAAGATCTGACATAAACGCCCCTTTCGCATTTGCCCTTATGATAGGAACGCACCAACAAGATAAGGTTTCTTGCTTTCGGGGATCAGCCTAGGTGCGCTTTATTTGGTAATATTGATTATTTTATTCCAATTTCTTTACGGATTAATTCTTCCATTTCCTTTAGGCGTTTTTTCTCCCGTCTATTTTCCCAAATAAGCCCACCAATAAAAAAACCGAAAATCGGTATTGAGTAATATCCGATTGTGAAAACAATCACTGCAATGCTAAATATACCAATTAAAATCAATAAAATAATATTCATTTTGTTATCAACGATTAAGTAAGTTATGCGAACTATTTTAACATCAATTGGCTACGTTGGGCTACGGATATTTCTTTTTTTTGTCAAAGAGGTTATAATAAGGCTGACTTTGAATTTAGGAATATTTTCAAAGTCCTCTAATTTCGTAGGCGGCTTATTCTTTTTAGAGTTTGTCGCCAAATTTTCAAAACTTTGATATTTGAGGTTGAACAAACCAAGTGCGGTTAGTTGTATCTTGCTCATACTCATAACCGCTTAACGTGATTTAAGAAAGCCCAACGTTGTGAATCGTCGGGCTTTTTTCTATTTAAGCGCTTTTTTTAATTCATTTTCGCATATTTCTTTTGCTATTCGAATGGCTTCGGCTTCACCAGATTTAAAGCCTTTTTCCATGTAATTTCGTCCCTTCATTTTTACTGTGCCATATTCAACCATCCACCAATAAAACGGATCTGATTTATCTTTCGTGTTCTCGCCAATTCGTGCCATTCTACGCCCTTTTGTTCGCATTACACGAATCTTTGTAATTCCGCTTAATCCGTCTCTGGCTACAATTGTTTTATGCCGAACATTATTTTTTATTGTTCCCTTTTGGCGAAAATCCGTGCTTTTCTTTAGCATTGGTACATATGGTTTGATTGATTTTTCAAGTGAACGCGCTGCACCATTTAAGCCACGGCGAATCGCTTTGGTTGTGGCTTGTTTAACTCCTTTAGTGAGCTTTTTCATGTTTTGTTCAAGTTCTTCTAAACCTGTTATTCTTGATTTCATTTATATTTCCGCCTTTTATAAATCGATCCCGTTAAATTGTTCCAATGCCTGTTTGTGTTCTTCCGATAACTCAAAAATCAGATCTCCATATTCAAGTTGATAGGTGCCGAATGACATCAAGAAAGCTACTGCCGGATCGATTTTGTTTGCGGCCTTTTTCTTGTTTGGTTTTATGTTGGCGTTGGCATCGGTTTCCATCACCACATTGGATAGCGCCCACGAAAGCACCGGATCGCCGTGGTGTTCTATCACTTGTCGATTTATCAACACTTCCGCACTTTTGGCCACCGGGCTAAATCGTTGATAGGTTTGCGGGAACGGTTCTACTTCCAAGCCTGCTGCCTGTAATTGCGTTCTTAAATGCGTGGCGTTCCAAACATCAAAGCCGATCATTTTGATATTGAAGTTTTCTGCATCTTTGAGAATATCATCGCGGATTTTGTCATAGTCGATACAGTCGCCCTCTGTGGCAATAAGCCAACCACTGCGCACCCAATTTCGATAAATTGCCCGGTTCTTGTTGGCCACATTATTAAGCTGAAATTCAGGAATATAGTGCCGGGTAATCAACCGCACTTTTTTCCCTTGTGGGAAGGTGTAACAAAGGCTTGTTAAGTCGTTGGTGCTAGATAAATCCAAGCCTAAATAGCAATCCTGGTGAAGTAAGTCGCTTTCGGTGTAATCTCGTACGCACTGCGCCCAATTGCCTTCGCCTAGCCATGGCGTTGTTCCTTGGCACCAAACATTAAAACGCTTGGTGAGCATTTCCACCCACTCGGAAGGAATACCCCTCGCTTTTTTAATCGTGTTTTCAAAATCAAGGTAAGGAATGGATTTACCGATATTCGGATTGGCTTTTATCCAGTTTTCCGGATTATCAATTTCGCTTTCTTCGTCTAATTCAAAAATCAGCACAAATAGGCTGTCGTTTTGTTCGTTGCCTTCCAGTATTTGTGCGCAATAATCATAGTGCTGCTTACAAGCGGAAATAACGTTACTTCCCGCGGTGGTAATCGCAAACAATAAACCTTCCGGGCGGGCACCTTGCCCTAGTTCTAACGCGCTGTAAACGCTGTTATCAGTGTGTAAGTGATATTCGTCCACAATGGCGAGGCTTGGGTTTGTTCCCTCAATGGTTGAGGATTTAGCCGCTAACGGGCGCATTAGGCTATTTGATTTTGGATTAATAAGTTTATGTTGCTGAATATTGAGCCGTTTGCGCAAAGGCGGGGAGAGTAGGCACATTTGGCGAGCATCATCAAACACAATACGGGCTTGGTCTCGGCTTACTGCTGCCGTGTAAATATCTTGTTGGCCCGATTCCATCAGTAGGAACCAATTAGCTAAAACGGCGGCCACGGTGGACTTGGCATTTTTCCGCGCCACTTGGATATAAGCGGAACGGTATTTTCTCAAGCCGGTATCGGTGCGCTTAAAGCCTAACAAATTGGCAAAGAGAAATGTTTGCCAGTCTGAAAGCTCGATTGGTTGCCCGCGTAAATGCCCTTTAACGTGCGGGCATAGGAGGGAGAATGCTAAGAATTTATTTACCGCACTTTCATCAAAGAAATAAGCGGGATTTTCTAAATCCTCAAGATAACGGCTTACTGCCTGTTTGATTTTTTTACAGGCGACAATCTCACCGGATTGAATTTTAAGTGCGTAGTCGTGCCAAGGCGTCATATTACATCACTAAGATTTCATCTAGACGATCGGTAATATCTTCTTCCACTGGATTTTTACGGCGACTTACCGGATCAAAGCCTAAGAGGGAAGACATTTTAATCATGACTTTTTCGGCATCTGCTTTCGCTGACAATGCCGGGTTTCTTGATTGTGTGCCTTGGCTATTTACGATAATGAAGCCATTTTTCGCTAAATCAGCCACGGAATGGCGCCAAATTGCGTAGTTTTCGCAATAAATTTCAAGGTTTGTTAAATCTTCCGACTTAATATCGCCACGCTCTGAAAGTTGTTTAATACGCGCTTTCCATTGGCTTTTAGCAATATCATCCAAGAAATCAGGTGTCTTATAACTTTTTCGCTTGCTCATTCACTTTCCTTATTTTCTAAAAAATCACTTTGCGTAAAAATTTGAGGGGGCGGGCGGTTCCGAAGGGTTGCCACTTTCTTTTTTAAATTGCCCCCACCCGGTCTAATCAATTTTCTTCGCACCAAATCCGCGTTGGTCTATCACTCGTGTTTTATAGCTGTGACAATCACGACATAAAGGCTGATGATTGCTTGCTACCCAAAACAACGGATCGGATTGTCCGTTCTCTACCGGCTTGATATGGTCTATCACTGTTGCCGGAGTATATTTGCCTTGCTCTAAGCACATCACACAAAGGGGATGATGCTTTAAGTATTGTGCGCGGTATTTGCTCCACTTGTGGTCGTAACCGCGTGCGCTACTGTTTGGGCGTGTGTCCTTGGGTTTGTGTTCCTCACATCTGCCGGACTTTACTTTGTTTCTACATCCAGGATAGCTACAACGTCTTAATGGTTGGTATGGCATCGGTTACTAAATCCTTAGTAAGCACACGGTTCTCTATACACTTCCCACAATGCGGAAATCGTCATTGGTGCCGGTTTAAGGTTGGCTAAGTCTGTGACGGCTTCGCGGTTCGTGTAGAGATAGGCGATATACATTAAGCAACCAATCTTAATCGCCGGAGTAAAAGGTATGGTCTTTTCCGTTTCTTCTTCCCCAAAGGTTTTGCCAATATGTTTTTGGCATACTTCCAATGTGGCTACCTTATAGGCTTCCAGTAACTCATCATCTAAATCATGATCAAGATTTAAGTGCGCTTTGATTTCATCAATGGTTAAGTCAATATTCGCCATAGGCTTCACCCTCTTTACACATTAGCTGCAACTCTCTGTGAGATTCCATACTGTCAATAACCGAATAAATATCAAATAGGCGTTTACCGTATTTAATCCGCATTTTGTTTGTAATGCCTTCAAGGTAACGAATGCGAACGCGGATAATGTTTTCACCCATTTGAAACGGGCCGCTAAAATATTCTCGCCCTTGTAACGGTTCTACACTGGCGCGTACGGTGGCGACATTCTTCCAAATCGGTCTTGAGTTTCCGTATGGGGTGTTGTTTCGCTCTTTGTCATAATCTCGTTTTTGTAAGGTAATCACCTTGTTATACTTTCCGGCCTTAATCATGATTGCCATCGCTTGCCCCCGGTTCTTGTTCATCACCGCGTTTTACTTCTACGGTTTGTTTCCATGCTTGGCTAAATTCTTCTCCACCCTCATAAGGCGGTAAACCTTCACGGCGGCGGACTTCATTCGGGCACATTACACCGGCTTTAATTGCCACATCGTAACTCTTGAAGCGTTCGCTTTGACTTGTGCGCAATAAGTCGCTTGTATCAAATTCAATTAAGTAACGTTTCTTGCTGTTGCTACCTAAATCAATCATCAAGGCATCTTTTAGCTGTTGTTCAAAGTTTGTTAGCCAAGGGCGCAAGGTTTGCGATAAAAAGGCTCGACTGGCTTCACTAAAGTTTGAATAACTGCTATTGGAATAGTCTTGAAGGAAAATCGGGCTAATGTTGTAGATTCTGGCAATATCGGAAATTGTGAACGTACGGCTTGCTAACCATTCCGCATCTTGGTTTGTCATGCCTAACTGTTTATATTCCATTGAGCCTTCAAGGATTGGTGTTTTCCCTGCGTTCTTCGCGCCTTTGTAACGTTCAAGGGCTTTTACGGCTTTTTGTGCTTTGGCTTCGTCCAACCATTCGGCGGTAGTAATTAGTCCACTTGCCATTAAGCCATTTTTCATCATTGCCGAACCGTGTTTCTGTTGAGCAATGCCCAAGCCCACAGTTTCACGGCAAATCGTAATTGGCGAACGACCCATAAAGCCATCAAGGGATGAATGGCGTAAATGTAGGATTTCATCTTGAAGATAGTTTTTGGTATTGCCGTCTAAGTCGGTAATTTGATAGATATACTCGCCGCCAACTTTGCGATAGATATTGACCGCACTTGGTTGATACGGGGTAAGGCTGATTGGTTCGCCTTTGCTGTTCCATTCAATCACCGCATAAGCGTTACCATTTAATAGGCAGTGACGCATCATGGTGTATTTGAATTGATACGGTGTTTGGCTACGGTTTGGCATCTCGTTTAAGAGATAATCCACCGGGTGATGATAAACGCGCTCGCGGCCATCATCTTTAAGCTGATACAAATAACAAGGCATACTTGCGACCGCTTCTGAAATAACGGTAACGGCACTCATCACCGCCGGTAAACTTTCCGCCGTGTTCGGACTGACAAATTCCCCTGCGCCGGTGTTTGATACACCAAGATAAGAAAGCAGCTCATCAATTGCCATCAGTGCGCTGCGTTGTTCTTTTCGTCTAAACGGGTTCCACATACTACGCCTCCGCCACATCAAGCCACTGTTTCAAAAGTGCGGTGGATTTTCCTTGCGTTTTTCCTTTCGCGGTTGCCATTGATCGTTTAGCAATCTCAACGCTACTTTCAGGATAGGCAGGAATACTGGTAACGGTGATTTCAAATAATTCCGCTTTGGCCACTGTGCGTTGACAAGGCTCTACATCAAAATTCCATGTTTCTTCTTTAGCCCAAAAGCCGAAAGACATCCCGCTAATATCGCCGCGTTCAACACTTACCAACAAATCACGCCCTAATGTGGTATCAGGTGGCATTAATTCGAAACGTAAGCCTATTGCGTCTTCTTCCAGTTTTAAGGTTCCCGCACGGGTGCGCCCTAATAGTTTGGTGTGATCGTGTTCAAATAACGCCCGTACATCGGCACCGCTACTTAAACTTTCACTAAACGCATTCGCACTGAATTGTTCTACAAAATCGCAATAAAGCACTTCAGAAGGGCTGTTCCACTTCACCACATAGCCAACCAGTTTTTTATTCTCGCTGTCTGCGGTGATTTCGGATGAACGGATTTCAAATTCTTTATTCATACTTTCCCTTTTAACAAAAAAGGGGCTTAATTGCCCCCGTTGGAATTTGACGATTAAGCCGTAACTTCAATGAACTTGATTGCGTTACTATCTACCACGCCACCACCAAGATATTTATCGGTATGGACTTTATAGAAGCCCGGTTCGGTAATGTTATCAGGGCGGGTTCTTACGCCGGTTTCGTGATCTACAATGAAGTAACCGCGTTTGAAGTCACCAAAGGCAACCACCGGTTTATTGGCACCACTTGCCGGCATGGTCTCAAGGAAGTAAACCGGACGACCTAAAAGGGTAGAAGGCGCATCTACGGTTAAACCATCACGCCAAATAAAATCGCCGTTTTTGTTTTTGAGTTTTTGTAATGCCGCCGCAATAGTGGAAGACATCACCCAAACGGCATTTTTACGGTATTTGCTGTGTAAGGTGTAGAACAAATCAATGAGCGTATCAGCGGTGATTTTGTCGGCACCGGCAACTTCTAATTTTTGTAACTTACCAAAGGCGCGTACTTTGTCCGCCTCGGTAGAACGTTCATAGGACAAGAAGCCTTTTGATTTCTTCGTGCCGTCACCGCCGGTTAAGTCGGTTTCTTCAGTTTCGGTAAAGCTTTCAGAAATTTCATCAGTCAACCAACCTAAAACATCAATGCTGGAGAAGTCCAAAATTTCTTGAGTAGTTTTCGGATAGGCATAGATAGGATTTAAAGCAATGGCAACTTCATGGAGTTTCGGTGTGGCGGTGCCATTACGGGCTTGACCTTCCTCACCATGGGCCACTACTGCACCACCGGCGGAAACAAGTTTTTTGTATTCTTTCGCACCAACCGGCAAGCGGACCACGTTACAAATTTGACGCATCACGCTATCATCGGTTAAGCGTTTCATTACGTCTTTATCCAATTGTGGGATCACGGTATAACCGCCATCTTCTTGACCGGTGGTGGAAAGATTTCGTAATTCACCCGTTTTAATGTAGTGGCGTAGTTCGTCATTGCTGAAGGTTTTACCGCGTGTTTCTACCGGCTTACCTTTGTCGGCAATGTTACGTTCTTCATCGGCCACCGTTTCATAACGGGCGATTTCATCACTCAATTGCTTAACCAAATCTTTCAACTTTTCAAAGTCAACGTTTTCAGCATCATTTAATGAGCGGTTTTCTTGTTCCGCTTTGTCTAACATAGCGCGCATTGCTGCGACTTTTTCCGCTTTTTGTTGGCGTAGTTCTAACAGTTTTTTAAACATAATTAATCCTTATTCTCCGTAGTGAATGGCAAATCGAACAACTGACGCAATCCACGCCGCTTGATCTTCATCATATTCATAACGGTAGTGCTTTAATGAAACGGTAATGAGTGAGTTAAATTCAGCGGTACAAATAGCATTTCGTACTAATTCCGCAATTTCATCCAATTCATCTTCGCCGGAACGGGGTTTTAAGTAGATAGCTACATTAAGCATCGCATCAAATTCACTATCGCAAACGGTAATTTCTTCCGCATCAATATCCTCTAAATAAACCGCAATAGCAGGACATTGTTCAGAAGGATTTAACCCTAACAAGCGCCCGTTATAGAAACGCTTAATATGGTTTGATAGAAGGGGTTTTAATCTTTCTATCGCTTCACTTCTAATTTGTTCATGAATAAGCAT